GTTTTCACCAGTAAATCCTCCTTTGATTTGTGTCGTCGGCGGCGTCCGCTCTCGCTACTAGCCCCCGCTGGTTTCAAACACAATTTTCCCGATATGGGCGGATTATACGGTGCAGTATATAATGTATGGTGTAATCGACAAATCAGCCACGCCAGCCGAGCCATTCCAATTCCTATTGCCCGTTGTATTGTTAGAATTAGCCGCCGCGAGCGAGGCATTGCCATTGTTATTAAGGTTGCAGCAACGCCACGAGGCCCGCACGCCGCGCCACCCACTACAAAGGGGCGCGAGGAACTCAGAACGAAAAAGCTAACGGAAACACCGCATAACCCAAAAGCATTATAACAAGAAAACCAGAAAACCAAAAGAGGAAATACAAAAAAATAAAAATCGTGCGACCCGGCTACGCCGGGTTAATAAAGGGGCTGCGCCCCTCTTGCCTCGTCGAGCCGAGGCAATTCCCCCTGCGTCACCCAGCCAAATCAGCCACGCCAGCCGAGCCAAACCAAAACCTAAGGCCCGTAGTAGTGCTAGAATTAGCCGCCGCGAGCGAGGCATAGCCATCGCTACTAAGGGAGCAGCAACGCCACGAGGCCCGCACGCCGGAGGTTGCAAGCCCCACATAAAAGCCTGCCTTAACACCTGTTCCACTGCCTGCCGTAGTAGATACTTTAGCAGGCCACAGAACGCCTTTATCCTTGCTTACAGCGGTATCCTCGATATACCGCCAGCCGTCTTTTTCACTGGCGGCAAAAGTCAGCGTCAAGTCCTCCTGCTTCGTGTAGTCTGCTGTGATAGAACCTGTCGTGACCTTGCTCTGGTCGTGGCAGGTATACAGGTCAAGGGTATAATTTCCGTCAGCATCTTTGCCCCACTGCATGAACTCATCCGCGAGGATCAGATACGAGCCATTTTGGAACTCCGTGCGCTGGATAAGGCCCGGTTCCTTGCCACTTGTCGGGCTGTATCGGCTGCCATCATAGCCCTGCACAGTATCGTTCCAGCCGCTCCAATAGGGCATCGTGGAGATGTAGGTGACGCCCGCTTCGGTGTCAAAGGCGGTGTCCGTCTCGATGTTGACCGCCTTGTAGGCTGTGCCGCCGATGGTGACATCCGTGATACTGGCAATGCGTTTGTTTTTCGCCAGCTTGTACATGCTGGCAACGCCGCGATCCGCGCTCGTGCCTGTACCCTTATCGCCGATAATGACGCTCGACCCGACAAACAGGTTGGCCGCCTGCGCTGCCGTCAGCAGGACACGCTTCACGCCGGATTCTCCGGCAGCCGCAGTATACTGATAATTGTACCCGGTGCAGCCCTCAATCGTACCGCTGTTGCCCTTGCGGGCGTATTTCAGCCGGATCATGGCAAGTTGCCATTTGAGCAGTCTGCCGGATGCGCCCGCATACTGTGCGCCGCGCTTGCGCCACAGACCCACATTGTCGCTGTGGCTGGAATAGTTGATGGGCGGGCGGCCACTGCCGCAGCCGATGAGGCCGTCGCTGTCAAATCCGGCAGCATACTTCGGGTTTGCAATGTAGCCGTAGACAGTGCCGTTTTTATCCGTACCCTGCGGCCACATTTCATACCCGGTGCTGGGGTGGCAGCGCATTTTGAAATAGCGATAACCGCCCTCATCCCATTCTTTCGTGTAGGTGTTCTTCTGCAGCACCCAGCACAGGTGCTTGCTCCGGCGCACATCGTCATAGCTATCGATGAACTCGACGGCATAGATCGTGTGCGTGCCGTCCGCATTTTTCTCGGCGGCAACTTCCAGCGCCCAGAACTGCGGCAGTTTGGCGAAGTCGTCACGGTTGGCCGCAGCCTCGGTGCTGGGCGTGCAGACAAGGCCGACGCTGTCATCGGTTGCCTCGCCGATGGCGCTCTGGCTGGTAGCAAACAGAGGTTCTTTCGTGCCATGAACGCGGTTGTCGTCCAGAACTGTGCCGAACCAGCGCCCGCACAGTTCATTGCGCGTCGTCACGCCCTCCTTCCAGCAGATGTTCCACCAGTCCACGAAGAGTGTATTGACTTCCTCAACGCTTTTGGCCGCGCGAACGAGGCTGCCATAAAGGCGGTCAATGGCCGCTGCGTTTCCGCTGGCAATGATGCTGGCTTTCTGCACGGCCACGAGTTCCCGCAGCGTGCTGTCGCGGGGAAGATTAACAGTTTCTGCCATGATAAAAACTCCTTTAAACGGTGTTTAAATTAGTCGGCCACGACGGCATCCAAGCCGCCGTCAGTGTCGTTGATGACGAAAGTGACGCGCTGCACATCCTGTTTTTTGGCAAGTGCCGCAAAGATTACCTTATTCTGGACAGGACTGGCGCTGGTGTCGCTCAGTGCATCATCCACGATCACACGGCCCGCCAACTCCTGCGCCGTATCGCGGGCGGCGGCAGCCTGCTCCGCAGAGGTCTTGGCTGCCGATTCGCTGTTGGCTGCGTTGCCCGCGCTCTTCTCGGCAGCCTTCTGCGCGTTTTGCGCCGCAGTTTTGGCGGTGTCCGCATTTTTTGCCGCCGTTTCGGCTGTCTGGGCTTTGGTCGAGACGTCCTTCTGGATGTTTTGCATCTCCGTCAGCTTCTCGGCGACGCCCTCATTTACAACTTTGGCGGCAGCGTCGCCAGCG